GCAACTTTAAGTGGAGAGTAATAAATTTTATCTCCTGTATAAAAACCATGGTCAGTACCAGAGGTTATTTGAAGAACTTCTCCACTAAAACTTCCAGAAACTGTTACTTTTTTGTTATATGGATTTATTAATTGGTTATAGTATGATGGTAAAGATGGAGAAGCAACTAAAACTTCATCAGAATAGTTTGTATATACGTTTTGTACGTTTGCTGTATTATTATTTAAATATGAATATGCTGTAGAATTTGGTTTTGTAATATATCTGTCAATAGTATATGTCAAATCTGTGTTTAACTGTCCCTGTCCGCGTACAGAAATTCTTTTATCAGAAAGAACATCTACAATAGTTGAATCATTTGATACAGAATCAGTTCCAGTAATCTTTATTCTGTCACCAACTCTAAAATTATGCGAATCAAAAGTCGTTAGATCGTAAGTATAATTAGAAGAATCTCTCAGAGCAAAAAATTCTACTTTATAAGTATTTGCAATATTATAAACCCAGTTATTTCTTCTAACACTTTCTGAAGAAATTCCTAAGGTTTTGATTTTTGCAGTATCGTCTTTCGAGAAAAGATATGTGTCATTTGGAATAACAACTTCATTCAGAACAGATCCAATTCTTACTTTAATAGGACTGTCAGTTGAAACACCAGCATATCCGTATGCATATACATCAAGTCTAATTTCTGTTTCTGGGGATATGTCAGAAGATGCTCCAGAAACATTATAAAACTGAGTTACTGATTTACCACTGTATGTTAGTGTAGATTCGGAACCATTTGAAAAAGTACTTATCAGGGTGCCTGATGCAGGAAACCCTATCGTAGAGTCAACATCAATTACTGTTGATCCTGCAGATACGTTGGATACAACAATAGTTTTGGGATGTAATGAGAAATTACCATAAAGAGATCCCTCGAGAATAAGATCCTTATTATAATCAGCATCAAAACCTAATTGATAATACTCTTTCCCACCTAAAAATATTTTTTTAACATCAGTAATTGAAGCATATGAATTATCAATGTTATAGTCAGAGTACTCGTCCTGATAAAGTGTTTTGTTTAAAAGTTCTAATGGATTCCCAGAAATTGCTTCAACTACAAGATCTTTTGTAATTCTATATCCTGCATCAGATGGTCTGAAAAGATAGTCTCTTGGTTTAATTACCTCAACATTTTCTCCATATAAAGCACCAAAAAGAATTTTAAAAGATTTATCAGTTCCTTTCGAGGTATAAAAATCTTTTGCATTTGATATAAAACTTCTTTGATTTAAATCAGAATCTAAAGATCTATCAGAAAATCCAGGAATGAACTGTCTCTTTATTTTCTGTAAAAATTCCTTTAAAAATAAAGCGCTAAGATTATAAACCTTCGTATTTTTAGTATGACTTTCTGCAATTGAACTTTCAAACTTTAGTTCATCTGGCTCATTTGTTTTTGAATATGAAGTTACGCCACTAAACCCTCTTTTGCAATTTACAAAAGTAAATCTGGTTTTATACTCATAGGTAATAATTTCGTTGTCAATTAAAAGAAGTCCATACTTGTCAGGAAATCCTTCAGTAAATAACGATCCGGTTGCAGAATTACCAGGATAAACATTAATAGATGTTGAATATGATTCAACATCTTCAGAAAGATATGTAAATTCGACAGTTGAAGAATTTTCCTCAAGTTTTAAATACTTGTCGATATTTTGAATTATGTCAGCAGGAGCACTTTGATACTCTTGCGAAACATAATACTGCTTAAGAAATTCTACTAAGAGTGGAGAATCTTCCGCAATAAAATTGGGAAGTTGATTTTCAACAATCGACTGAACTTTTACTCTTGTTTCTGACATATCTTTTTATCTTACGTAAATTCCGTTGGAGTAACTTGATGAAACTGTATAATTTGTTCCAGAAATATCAGCGCCTGATGATATACTATCTGAAACCATTTTAATAAAAGTATTATTAATATCTAGTTGCAAATAAAGATCCTGTAATCCAATAACATCATTTGAATATGGTGAAGTTGATATTTCAATAATTGGTGCTCCTTTATATAATGCTGTTGAAGTTATATTGATTGGATATAACTTAATTTCACCTTTTACATAATCAATTGTTCCAACATTTCTTTTCACAATTTGTGGTTGGGTTGGAGAATTTAACTTAAAAATGTTAATGGAACCAGTTTCTTGATTTTGATCTGGCATGTCCATAAGATAAACAGGACTTCCAATTCCACTTATATTAAATGCCGATGATTTGATGTTATATCCATTTACATTCTTGATATGAAATCTATTTCCGAAGCATATCTCATATTCCGCAAAAGTATTCAAGGAAGCTTTTAAATCTCTTCTGATTACTATGTTGGTAATATTTGATGTAATCGCTGGATGACTTTCATCAATTATGTTTAGAAACTTGCTATATTTAAATCTTGCACCAAATTTATTTAATTCAGTAGAATCGGCATATGCACTCACATTTGCAGAAACAACGCTATTAACGGCGTTTCCAGACGCCGCTAAATTGGTGTTATAATAAACATTAGACGATGCTTCAACATACAAGTATTTTAAGTCAACAATTTCTGGGATAATACCAGCAACAGAATATTGCTTAAGTTCTCTTTTAATATTATCCTTAATTAAGTTTGATAAGTAGCGATCATTATATGGTTTGATACTAATGAAAACCTTTCCAAATTGTGGTGGTGATAATTCTTCCCCACCATATGCTGAAACAGATTCTGCTTCTGGATAAATTGAAGGGATTAATGCTTCATAGTCAGCAGCGGTTACTGCTCTGTTTCTTGATGCATATATTCTAGTTGCATACTTCTTGACCGATTCAACAGTCTCAATCGAATCACCTAACTGCGATGATTCTATTGTTGTAAGTAATGATATTCCAGATGTTACTATTCTTTCGCTTTGATCGACAAGTGTTCCATTAAAAACAAATGATGAAAGACCATTTGCATCAGAACCATTAGATACAACATACCTAACTGTGATATAATTTGGTTCTGATAATTTTTTACCAAAGATACCATCTCCAAAAATTAATTCATATCTTTCATCTTCTATTTCTTGAATGAAATAAATCGCTGAATCTGAATTTATATCAAAAAGACTATTTGCTAAAGTGTAAGTTCTGCTAACTGTAGAGTCTTGACTTGGTTTTACACTTACTGCAATTGTTCTTGTATCAATTCCAGCGTTATCAAGTATGAATCTTTGATTTAAATCAAAAGGATTTACTGTGAAATTTTGAATAACTTGTGTTCCCTCGTATACCTCAACATCATTAAACTCTGCGATGTTGTTTGTAACTGGTACAGTAATGTCTGATGGAATAATAAATGAATAACTTTCTGTTCCAAACGAACGTGTCGTACATACAACACCCGATTTAAGTGTTAGTTGTGTTGGAACATTTGTAAAATTGGTTGTATCAACAAAGAATGATACCTTTGCTCTTGCAGATCTTCTTGATCTTGGAACATATCCAATATTTCTTGCAAGAGAAACAACATTCTCTCTAAGTGTAGCACTATCGATAAACACTTCATTTGCCACCATATTGGCATTATATGAAGTGATGTATGTATTATACGCAAGAGTGTCTATGATTGTTGAAAGATTAGATCCTTCAAAATCATAGTCAGTAAAATTTGAATTCGATCTAAGGTAATCCTTGATCGATGTTTTAATTTGATCGAAATCTAAATTAGCGAAATTTACTAGTGCCATTATCGTGTTGGTTGTAATGCAAATGATAATTGTTGAGCTGCGACATCAATTCCAACAATTTCATATCTAACGGTTACATTAAATTCGCCATTATCGTAGTCTGGAGCAACTTTTACATTAAGTAAATTCACTCTTGGTTCAAAATTATTGATGGTAGTTCTAATTTCATCTTCAATTGATGATGCAGTAATCTCATTTACGCTCTCAAAAAGAAGACGACTTACTTTTGAACCTAAAATTTGGTTAAAAGGTCTTTCTCCTTGATACGTAAGTACAAGATTCCGAATAGAACGGGCAATTGCGGTCTCATTTTTGATCGCAATCAAATCATAGGTCAATGGATTGACCTGAAATGAGGAACTAATGTCCTTAAAACCTTTACTTACCCGTTCTACAGGCATAAAAAATTATAATTCTATCTTATTTATTACCCTTTTATTGATCCATAGGTGGGTTCAGTGCCATAATCCCAGTCATCATAGTCCTCATCATTACGAATTTTTTCATGTAACTCATTTTGAGTATGAAAATCGTGTTTTTTGGGTGTCATATCATCATTTGCAATCTCACGAAGCATTTTTTGCTTCGGATTTGAAGTATAATCAGTAATTAAACTGTTTGTTCCCCACATTTCTTTCATGTAATCTTCATTTCTATCAGGATTGGGGTGCATTGCCATCTGTTTTCTCCTCTTTTGGGGGTTGAACAGAACTTTTTACGGGGTTGCTATCCCGAATTTCTTTG